GCCACACTGGCCGCGATGGTGTCATACAGCGTCTTGCCGCTCAGGGTGCCGTCCGGGGCAATGTCCAGATAGTCGCCCACCTTCACGCCGCCCAGCTGGTCTGCCGTAGCGGGCGGCAGGGTGTACGGCGTGCCGAACTTGGCGTCGGCCTGGTCCTTGGTGTACCTCTGATCCAGGGCGTCGCCGGTCGCTTTTGCATCAGCCGGTGCGCCCGATACGGTCAGGGTCGTGTCAGTGGACACGATAGCCTTTGCGTCGGCGGCACTCTTTGCAGCTGCTTCCTCGCTGGCCTTTGCGGCAGATGCACTAGACGCGGCAGCAGTTTGACTGGCCGCTGCTTCTTCGGCACTGGAAGCAGATTCCTCGGCTTTTGATGCCGAAATATCTGCCTGCTCTTGCGCTGCGCTTATGGCGTTTGCAGTGGCGTCCTTGACTGTCTGGGCTGCTGCTGCGGCCTGTGCTGTGGCAGTTGCCGCCGCGTTTGTTGCTGTTTCCGCACTCTGAACAGCTTCTTCCTGCCGCGCGATAACAGCCTCGCCATACTGCTTCACATACTCAAAGCCCTGTGCAAGGGCTTCCCGTACTTCCACGCCGCGTTCTGCATTGCGGACTTCGGAAATTGCTTCGTCAAATGTCTTATCCAATTTATCACCCCTTTGCGGATGCATAGCCCTTCAGCGAGCGGCTCAGGTCATAGGCGTCACTGGCTTTTCGTGCGCTCAGGGCCTGCAAGTCGCTGACGCTGGAGAAATCAATGCCCAGCGTGAATTCTTTTTTGTCCGGCGCGTCCAAAGGCTCCACAAGCTTAGAGCACAAAAGCCAGGTGTTCACCCCGTGCGGGTTGGAGTAGATGTGTGTCATCTTGCCAAAGCCAAGGCGGGCGATATCCACGCCGGCATCCTTGAGGTCCACAGCCTTTACCGTGATTCCGTCAAGGTAACGCAAGTTTTTGGACAGCTCCGCGTTTGCGGCATCCAGAAGCGACTGCGTTGTGTTTTCGGTTCCGTCCTGCACAATGACCCGCGCGATGATGCCAAACAGCTTTTGCGCGGTGGCGTCGTTAGCGGTTGCCGTGATGGTGTTGGTTTTCTCCCACAAAAACCAGCCGGATTTCTTTTTTCCGACGGCAATGACGCGGGTGACAATATCCTCTGCTTTGACGTAGCTGCTCAGGTCGAGCAGGTTTGTGCCGAATGCGATGGGCTGCCCGTTTTTCTCCTGCACTTCCCGGACGTAGTCCAGATACCGGGCCCCGTTTTCGTGCCGGACGATCAGATAACCGCCGTATACATCCACAAGCTCATTTTGGATGACATCCCATGTAACGCCAAAATTTCGTCCATCGCCAAAGGTGTACCGTGGCGCAGAATCGTAACGGACCACGGAAGAATCCGGCAGGGCTGCACCGTTGAACAAGACGGCATAGCCGTCTCCCTTCTTTTCGATTTTCCAATTTTTCGAGACCGTGTCTTTGAGATCGTATTCCGTCTCAGGCGGAAGGGATTTTGAGTGCGTGGCGCATGTGATATCCGGCGTAACCGTTCTTTGCGTAGCTTCGTGCGTCTGGCCATCTCCGTCCAAGGGCAGGGCCACATTTACGCTCACGGAAAACAGGCCGTTTCCTGTGCGCCAGATATACCCGTTTATGGAAGAATCTGCATGCTTTTCATTCAGCGTCCAGCTGTACGCGGATGGATCCGGGGCCGTGTCATCATCCGAGTAGCCGACTTCATATTGGCTTACAAGCTGTACGCCGGACGAGGTATAAAGTCCATATTCATACCTGTAATCGCCGTCACTATCCGGAGTACCCGCCATGTAATCCAGCTTCATCACGCAGTTATGCAGCTCTGGCACCACCACGCTGGTGCTCGGAAAGCCAACATTTCCGCAGGTAAACGCCTTGTATGCGTCCACCATGCCGGTATGGTTTTCCAGCAGAAACGCAAGAAACTGCTTGATTGTCACGTCTTTGGCTGTATATGGCGCAACAGAGCTGTCGTTGAGGTAGGCCAGCTCTCCCTCGCAAAAGACTTTTTGACGCAGCATAAAATCCTGCTCATGGCTCATGGGCCTGCCCTCCCAGATGCGCACACCGTCTTGTTCTACGGACACGGTCGTGCGCATTTTTTGCAAAGCTGAGTGGGCCACATTGCCAAGCGGCAGGGTGAATTCCAAGCTGCCGGCCTTGCTCACCTCCCGTGTCAGAGTTGGACTGATGAGCTTTTTTGTGTCCGTGTAGTCCGTTGGGTCGTAAATGCAGGTCTTTGTCTTCCACAAGTCAACGCCGGTCTGGACGCCCGCATAAACTTTATAGCTCATAAGCTGCCCCCCAGATATCGGATGCTGATGCTGCAATCCGCAGACGCCGCAAAGATGAGAGTACCTACAACGCCATCCGGCATATGCAAGCCCTCAATGTACTGCCACTCTGTAGACTTTGCAAGGATGCCAACCTCAAGGCCATTGAGAGACACCGCAATGTCGGCAGCGTCCTCGCTGCGCTTGAAGTAGATGCCCGCCGCTCTTGGTGCACCGGTGATGGTTACGGTGATGTCCTCGTTGGCTTTGAGCTGGATATTCGTATAATTGCGGATAATTGCCGTATCAAATACAAGGTCATCCCACAGCCAGTCATCAGAGCCGTCGTATACACTGCGCTTGAAGGGGTTGCAGGTGCCTGTAATCGTAAACACACAGTATAATGCGTCCTTGCTGACGGACACCTCCCACAGGCCCTCCCAGTAAAAACTGGGGTCATTGTCGAATTTACACTGGAGCCATTTCCCGTGGATGGCGTTTGCGATAGTGCTGTAGAGGTTCTCCCACTGCTTTTTCGGTGCAGTGCACTTGAGTTCTATGGTAATGGTGCGCTTTTTGTAGTGTGGCCTGCCGTCCAAAGAACTGGTCAGGTTGAGCAGGGTATCAGACCCCGGCACCTGCACAAGGTAGTCATCCACCTCAGCAGGGCCGATTTTTGGGCTTCCGACCTTGAGATACAGCCCCCAGTCTTTCAGGGTGTGGAAGTTGCCAATTTGTGCGCCCAAAAGTTTGCCCATTACACACCCCTCGCTTTCCTCGTCACGGTCACACCGATGCGCGCGTCAACATTTTGTGCCATTCTGGGCGAAATGACGCCCACCAGCTCGCCAGAATCCATGACCACCTGACCGGTGCCAATGGCAGGCAGATGCTCGTCCAGAAGCTCCTCGATGCGCTCCAGAATGCTGGTCTGCTTGTCTGCGTGGCTGCTCTGTCCGATCACTCGGTACTGCATCGCAGACCTCGTAGAAAACTCGCTCAGGCTGTCGTACACGCCCACATCGTCAAACGGGCTCTTGTAATTATTGACCGGGTCTTTGCTCTTTTTGTTTTTGGCCCACAGCGCAAGCCCGATGCCGCCAGCTACAGCACCCACAGCGCCAACGCCGAGAATGACGCCAAGGACTGGGTTTGCAGAGATGAACGACACCACAGTGCCAAGCGCAGACGTGATGCCGCCAGCCATACCAGAAAAACCCTGCACAACGCTGCCAAGTGCGCCGCCAACGCCGCCAGAGCTCGCAAGGCCCTGCACGATCTCAGAGAACGCCTTTACAGACGTAGTGGCGCCATCCACTCCGGCAGTAATGCCGTTTGTGAAGATGCTCTGGATAGACCCCAGCGCCTTGCCGATGCCACCGCTGAAGTAGCCCTCATTGACCGCGGTCAGCGCGTCCGCAAGCCACTTAGAGATCACGTCACGCTGATCCTGCGACACTTCGCCCCAGATTAGATTGACAAAATCCAGAGCGAGACCGCCCCAGTCGCCATTTTTGGCGTCACTAAAGGCGCTTTTTACCAGCCCGAAAATGCCCTTATCCAGCTGGCCGGAAGCCTCACTCAGCTGCTGGTCAATGCGGCTCTGGGTGCCCTTTACGCTCTTGTCGATAAGAGTAGAGGTCTCGTTCACCTTATCTTCGATTCCGTCGATGTAGGTGATGATCTTCTCGTAGGTCTCCGCGCCGTTCTTTCCGATGCGCTGGCCGGTCTCTGTGACAGTCTTCTTGATATGCTCGCTGCCGTCGGCGTATTTTTCTGTAGCTTCCTGGATTTTGGTCGTGATGCCGTCAAAGGTCGTTTCTGCAACCTTGGTCAGGGTGCCGGTCAGGGTCTTGGACATATCGGCGTAGACCTTCTTGGTCGTGGTGCTTATCTTGCCGTTTGCGTCCGTGACTTTCTTGGTCACAAGCGTATAGGTAGTAGCAACGCCGTTGACCATCTCTTTGCCGGTCTCGGTGGTGGTCTCTGTAACGCGGTCTTTGATGTTGCCCGCTGCGTCCTTTACCTTCTCCTGCAAGGTCTCAACGCTTGTAGTCACGGCGCCAAGCGCGTTCTGTGCGGTGGTGGTTGCAGTATGCGACACGGACGCAATGACGGTTTCGGTCTTGGATTTTGTGCCGGCGCTCTTGCCGGAGGAACTGGAAGGACTTGTAACGATGGAGCTGCCGCCGCTCGCGGCCGCTGCTTCTGCTTGTCGCTCAGACCAGCTTTTGTTGCTTACGCTTTTGCCGGAAAGAGCGTTCTGCCGCAGCCGGTTCCTGTTGCTTTGCTTTTGCTGGTCTGACTTGTAGTCCTCGTAGCTGTCGTACCCCGCATAAGCATTTTTGCCCAGTGCCTTGTTCAGATAGTAGCTTGCCTTATCCAGTGCACTAACAGCCGCGCTGCCAAGCTGCCCAAACTTTTTGATGATGGCACTGATGGGATTATCCAGTTCAAGGATTGCGTTTCCGAGACCTTTCCAGCCGTCTTCCTTGTAGGCTTCCTGCGCTGCGACAACCATGTCGTTCAGGTGGCCTATCACAACACCGATGCCGGAGGAAAGGTCGCCGGTCATAAGTCCAGCCAGCTGGCTGACGTTATCCTTCAGGGTGGATATACGCCCGTTCATGGTCTGGCTCTGGGTGTCCATGGCGTTATAGTAACGCCCACCCTCCTCGCTGGCTGCTATGAGCGCATGCGAAAGAAGGTCGTAACTAATGGTCATATTCTGGACTTCCTGCACCGATTTGCCGGTGTAGTCTGCCAAAATCTGATAGATATTGATGCCCGCATAGGCAAACTGCTTGATGTCTATCGCTGCAGCTTTGCCCACGTTTGCGATCTGCTGCAGGTTTGCAGCCATGCGGGATAGTTCGGCGTTGCCGCCGCCAGTTGCGGAAACTGCATCGCCCAGTGCATTGATGACCTTGCGGGAATACGCAGCATTTTCGCCTGCGCTGATAAGCAGCTGGTTTGCCTGCGTCAGGGATGCCACGTCAAACGGGGTGCGGGCTGCGTCCTCCTGAATTGCCTGCATGGCTTCCTGTGCGGCCTGTGCGCTGCCCAACATATTGGTAAAGCCGGTGGTGTACTTTTCTATCTGGGCGTTATAAGAAATGCCCATCTCTACAAAGCCCTTTGCAAGGCCTACCGCTTTTGTCCCAAGCGAGGTAAGCATATTTGCAAGGACAGTCGCTTTTGCGCTGGCTGCTGCAAACTGGTTTGCCATGCCTGAAACGCCGCTCCCGGCGGTGTTTGCGCTACGGTTCAGCGAGTTTGCGGCGCTTTGCGTCTCTTTTCTGGCCTGCTCGATGCCCTGCTCATACTCGGAGGTATCAAGCCCCAAAGTGGCCATCAAATTAAAAATGTTCAGATTCCACCACCTCCGTTCTGCTCTGCGGCTTTTTTACTGTCTGCAAGGGTCTTTTCCCAGCACTCCTGCGCTTCCTCCAGCGTAGTCTCGTGCCTGCGCTCAGATAGTGGCTTGTCGTACTCTGCCATGATCTCGCTGAAGGGCTTCTCCACCGGCTGACCAAGAGATACAGCACAAAGATAGAGCATATCAGCCGTGTACAGCTGGTATGCTCTTGTGCGCTGCTGTTCCCGCATCTCGCTGATGACGAACCAGACGAAATACTTTAAGCCGTAGGCGCGGAGATGCTGGAGGTCGGCTCGGCAGACGTAGTGCCAAAACTCAGGCCGTTCAAGTCTGCCAGCGAGGACAAAAAATCCTGCACGTCTTTCTGCATCACGGACTTGGTAAGTGCAGTAAGCGCCTTGGGCAGGGTGTCTTTTTCGCCCTCTTCCAGCGTGTACAGCTGGTGCAGGGCGTTCACGGTGCGCTCAGGGTCAAGTTTCATCAGAGGCTTGACAAAGTCCAGCGCAGCAAGCGCAAACTCTCTGGGGGTCAGCTTTTTCTTGCTGCCTTCACTGTTCTGCGGCTCTGCACCCAGCATCTTCAGGGCGTTTGTAACAATGGTCTCCCGGGCTGCCTTGGTCTCCGGGTTGTTCACGTTGTCCTTTGCGTCCATAACCATGCGCGTGATGCCGTCCACCGCATCATACAGCTTGGGCAGCGCTTCCACGGGGTCAAGATTGATGGTAAGGATCATTTATTCTGCCTCCTTGACGTAGAACTCCATAGGCACCTTGCTGGTGTCGGTCATGTCGTAGTGACCCTTCAAGCTCAGGCTGATGTTGCCCTTTCCGTCCTTGGTGGTTTTCAGCTCGATGCCGCCATCGCTCACAGCCTTCATCAGCTTAACCGCGGCATAACCGCCGCCGATCAGGTTGCCATGCCACCAGATGTCCTGGAAGTCCTCGTCCTTGTAGTCTTCGCGCACGGTGATCTTGTTGGTTTCAACGTCCGCAGCGCCCAGCTCCAGCTTGATGGTGTCGGCGCTCACGGTCATGCAGGTGGTGGACATACCGCAATCCCAGCTGGTGATGTGCTTGAGCTGGTAGGTGTTCTCGGGCACTTCGTCCAGATCCTCGCCCAGATCAATGGTGTTGGGCTTGCAGGAAATGGTGATGCCGCCGGAGGTCAGGCAGATAAGATCTTCTGCAGCAATGGGGGTTGTACCCGCCGGGTCAAACTTTTTGAGCAGCGCACCCGCTTGAAACTGAAGTTTTTTGAAAGCATCTGCCGAAATGGCGTGATACATTTTGTTCATGCGTTATCCTTTCTCACACCACAAAGGATGTGACGTCAAAAGTAAGGTATGTGCACAGGTATTTTTCCGGTGGGTTGTCCATAGACTGCGCCCACGGGTTGCCTGCGCATAAAAGGATCGCGCCGCCCTCGCACTCGATGGTAAGCCCATCGCCAAGGGCAGCGCGGATCTCGTCTGTTTTGCGGATGATGGACAGCTTTCCGCCGTCCACCGGATACCAAAGCCGCGCGTGGAAGGTGCTGCTCTCGTCAAATCCTTTGGGAATGACCGGCAGCACTGTGATATAGGGCAAGGAAGCGCCCTGCGGCACAAAATCCTCCGGGTACACAGGAATATCAAACAGCAAAAAAAAGCTGTTCAGCGCCGTTGTAATGGCTTCTGCTGTGCCCATCAGGTCAACACCACCTTTTTGCACTGGACAACTGCAAGGTTCATCCCGCTTTCCGCCGGAGACAGCTTGTCTGCGCTGGCAGATGTGACCTCGAATACCTGCGCGTCCTCCAACCGCTTGATGCGGTCGAAGGGGGCGAGTTGAACGCCCTTGTCAACGTAGATCGAATAGGTGGAAGCGGTGCCCTGCTGCTCGGCCTGCTGTGCCTCAATGGTGGTGTCGTGGCGTTCTACGCCCTCGAATTCCAGCCCCGGCACCCATGTGGTGGTGGAGCCGAACAGCCCATCAGAAACGAGCTTTTTTTCCAGAAAGCAGAATTTCCGGCTGAAACCGTCCATGACGGTGTTCCGGACAAAGTCGTTGACTGCCATTACAGTTTCCTCCATTGGTTGATCTCCTTGCGGTACCGGGTCAGACCATCCGCAGGGAGTCCGTCAGATCCGGTCGCCATGGACCCGGACCACCCATTGAACGACTGCGACACATACATACCGCCGGAGGGGAGTCTTGCGTCGTAGTCGGTGATCTTCCGGGCCAGCTCCACAAAATCAGGCGGCACGCGCATAAGCTGCACCGTCCCGGTGAAGGTCTCGGCGGTCAGATCGCCGTCCCCGGCCTTGTGCACGCCGTCATTGAAGATGGATCCGCACACGAGGAAATACTGCCCCGGCACTACCCCGGCGGGCACGGTGTCCGGCTCAAAGGCAAACTCCCCGGCAATTGGGTCGTCTGCCCGGTCAAAGAAATTGTGCGTGTAGGCGCACAGCTCAGGGACGGTCATGCAAAGTCACCCCCTTGCAGGTTAGACCGATTCACCCGGGGTAATGGTCTCGACAGCGATACCGTCCAGATACTCAGCAAACAGGGTCACGCCCATAATGGCGTAGCTCTCGGAGGTTGCGGTGCTGTAGTTTGCCTGAGTGTGGAAGCCGATGAGGTTGCTTGCCTCGCCTGCGGTCCGGTAGACCAGACCTGCGCGGGCAAACTCGCTATCCGCAGGATCCACATAGTACATGACGATGTTGTCTACCGGGGTGGCAATAACCTTTCCCTTCGCGATCTCACTGTCGGACAGCAGGAAGATGGTGTTGTAGCCCATGAAGTCCTTGATGTACTGGAAGCCGAACTGGTTCTGCACGGTGATATTGGCATTGCCCAGATAGTCGTACACGTCCATCACGTTGACAAAGCCAACAACGCCGGTCACGGTGCGATGCATGGTCTTGAACTTGTTCTCGACCGCGCCCTTGGCATGTGCCAGCGCCATCTGGAAGGTCTTGGGAGTGCCCTTCAGGGTGCCGGTGTTCAGGAACTTGTAGAACTTATCCGTTACCAGAGCGGTCAGGTCGTACAGGAACTCATCATCGGTCTTCTGCACGGCGACATCGTAGCCGTAATTCTGGATTGCCTCAAGGGTGACAGACTTGCCGTACTTGTCGATGGTGATCTTGCCGTACTCCTTCTCCTTGACGGTGTACTTGCTGAACGGGATCTCTTCGCCCTCGCCCACGGTGCCGCTCTGCAGGGTGCCCTGTGCATACTTGCTCTTGAGCACGGTGCCAGGCTGCATCCGGATGGGGCGCATGATGCCCAGAATGGTGCGCAGATGGTCCCAGTTGCGCTGGAAACGGGTCACAAAGTCGATTTCACGCGCGGCTACGGTGATATCGGTGGTCATGGTGATACCTTCTTTTGCTGCCATATGTTATTCCTTTCCGCCGCCTGTAAACAGGTCGGCATTTGCAGCAATCGCGGCCTGGCGTTCGCCAGCGTCCTTGATTGCAAAAATTTGGTCTTTGGTCATTTTGGAGCCGGTATTGGTGGGCGGGGTGTCCACCTTCGCGCCGGTGGTGGTCGTAGTGCCTACGAAGTCGCCCCAATCAGCTTTCAGGCTGTCGGTGTGCTTCTTGGCGTCCTTGACTTCGCCCTTTTCGTCCAGTTCCAGTTTGTCGATGTCCTCGCCGGACAGACGCACGACCCGGTCTGCGTACTTGTCCAGCACCCCGGCGGCCTTCAGCAACTCCCGGAACTTGGCTTCCTTGGCTGCGTGGGTGTCCTTCTGGGTCTGCTGAGCCTTGTAGTCGGTCAGCGCCTTTTCAGCGGCTTCCTTGCCGCCGTTGGCTGCGTCCCGGTCCTTTTCGGCTTTGGCGAGGGCTGCGTTCTTCTCATCGATCTGGTTCTGCAAGGTGTCCGTTTCCTCATGCAGCACGTCCAGAATTTTCTTGAGCTTGCCGCTGGTGTCGGTCGTTTCATCTTCCAGAATCGCCCGGAGAGTCTTGCGTTCGAGTGCCATGTGATAGTCCTTTCTGCCCTTGCTCGGGCTGCCATGCTTGGCAATAAGGTTTATTTGCCGGACGTGCTGCCGGTGTGGTGCCGCTTGCAGGAATCGAACCCGCGTTCGCTGGTTACAAATCAGCAGCTCTACCATTGAGCGAAAGCGGCATAAAAAAGCGGCTGACGCTGTGCGCCAACCGCTAGATATTAAATTTTAGAGGTAGAGTTGAAAATCTGTATCGTTAAGCTCAGAAGCTGGAAGATACACCGAAATTTTGATTTTGGCTTCATTGCCGTACGCAACATCGCAAATTTTTTGAAGTTCTTTTCGTGCCGTTCTTCCCTTGCAAAGCAACTCGCCAACAGCATCAAGTTCTTTTTCTCGCTTGTTTTTTACTCTCACCATTTCTGCCTTTATGCTTTCCACCTCTTCGGCGGCTTTGTGATATGCTTCATCGGCTTCCATCTGCCTTTTCGCAGCAGCTTCAAGCAATGCGCTCAAAATTTCAAGCTCTGTCATTCTTATACCTCCTTGTTTCCCTCTTCCACTGCGATCTCTCGCAGCTCGTCAATGTGCTCCTCCACCGCCGGGCGGAGGAACGGACATGGAGCCATGCCCCGGGTAAAGTGCCACTTGCCGTTGAAGTCCTTCCAGACCCACGGCGTTTTGCGTCCGTTGCCGTTTGTGGCGTGAACGCCCGTGCCCAGCTCCACATAGACGCTGTAAAAGAGATTTGAACCGATGGTCACGGTCTTTTTGGCAAGGTCGAGGGCGTAGGTCAGGCTCTGCTTGAGCGCACCGCCCACATAGCCCTCAACGCCCGTGCTGTCTGCCGTGCCTGTGGGCACAAGCAGCTGGGCGTAGTCCTGCACCTTCATGCCCCAGATGGTAAGCACCCGCTCTGCCCATGAGTCCAGTGCCTCATGCAGCTGCGGGGTGTTGTCGGTGAATTTGATGTCGTAGTTAAAGTTCACGGTTCACCCCTCGGTTCTCGCTTTTTCTTTAAGACGCGACCGCACTCAGGGCAGAAATTCAGCTGTCCGGCACGATGCGTTACCGTACCGCACACGCCTGCACCTTTCCTGTGCGTTTTTGTGATAAGACTGACTTGAAACGTGGTGTAAAGGTCGTTTCCCCCTTTGGGGGAATTTTTCTTCCACCACGCAAGCCTCTCGCAAAATTTGCAAGGCTTCTTCTCATCCATGCTTTGCAGCCTTCCTCTTTTTCTTGCTTTCAAAATAAGTTTTCGGCCAATCGGGCCGGTTCGCTACATTTTCAGCCTTCCTGACCGCTTCGGCGAAATTTTTAGCAGTTCCGCCGGCATTGTAAAATGCCTTTGCAAGCTTCTCGAAATTTTCGGCAGAATTCATTTTTTCGCCCTCTTTCTCTTGCGCTCTTCCGCCCACCACATTTGCTCTTTCTCTTTGCCGCCCTTGGATTTATACCACTCGGTGTAATCCATGACGGGGGTGGTCTCTTTGGTCACATTGTCCCGCTGCATGGCGTTCTGTCGGGGATACTTGCCCAAGGCAGAGGACAACACACAGCGGCAGTGGTAGACCATCTCCGGCGCTGAGTTGGGGTCGCCGGGGCGCTGAATCTCGTAACCCATGACCTTGAACGGCTCGTCAAGCTCTGCCGTCTGCTGGTCAAGCAGGCGGTGCATTTCACGGGTGCGGTAGTCGTGGGTGGAGTTCCACCGCTTTTTGACCTCGATGCCCAAAGCCTGGGCGTTGCGCATCTGCTGCAATGCCCCGGCGTTCTGAGCGCCTGTGAGCGCCGTGATGGCGTTATTCATGGCCCAGTGAATCTCCGTGTCTGTCATGCCGTTTACGGCCTGCACGGCGATGTCGTGGACGCTCTTGCCCTGCACGATGCCCTGCATGACGTAGCGATTGAACACCCGGGCGTCATAGGTGCGGTTGCTTTCGCTCTTGATGCGCTTGTTGGGCACCATGCGGGGGTTTTCCTTCAGCAGCAGCTTGACCGCTTCGGTGTTGTACAGGGTCAGCCCGAACGTCACGCCTGCGGCCTGCTCCAGCTCGTAGAAAGCCCAGTTTGCGCCAAAGGAAAAGATATTGTATTGCTCGTCCCGGGCCAGCTTGTAGGCTGTCTCTTGGGCCGTGGTGCATGTTTGGGTGATGCCGTCCAGCTTGGCTCGCATCAAATCAGATTGAAAGACCTGATTTTGCAGCCAGATGCGGTAATCATCCTCGGTGATCTCGACTGCATCCAGCTGCGCCCGCTTGCGCTCGTCCAGCGCTTTGTACTTTGCCAGAAACTCGGTCAGCTGCTCCTGCATCTCCCGGCGGGCAGTGCCGTACACCCGAAGGATACGGCGGCGCAGGCGGTTCAGCTGGCGGGTAGAGATGCGGTCACGGTCGGTCATAAGTGCATCACAAGCTCTGCAATGTTAATGATAAACGAGCTTACCCCGCAGCCAAAGAAAAAGCCAAAAACTGCGGCGAAAATATCACGCTTCATCTGTTCCATCTTCATCCTCCTCCTCGTCCACGGTCTCCCGTGTTGCGCTCTCAGCCATCAGCGCCGCCCGGGCCTTTTCTTTCTGTTCTGGGGTCAGGTTTGGCAGTAGGTCAATGGCCATGTCCTGCCCAATGATCGCCGCCTCGGAGATTACTGTGCTGACCTGCTCTGCGGTGTTTACGATTCGGCTCCGGTTGAATGTCGGCGTTGCGCTGCCAAAGCCAGCCAGCGCACAGATCTGACGAACAAAAGGTTTGATCTGGGCCTCGAAGTCGTCTGCGTTCTGGTTCAGGGGCTCATAAGCCGCATCCAGATGGTCGTTGGTGCTGTTTGCGCTGACACAATGCACGTCCAGACCGCCGAAATCCTCATAGACCCGGGTGTGCAGCAGCTCCAGCAGGGTCTGCCGAGCAGTCACCGGCACCTCGCTGGTGTATGGGGTGATCTTGCCGCCCTCGCTGGTATCCGCACCGGCGATGTGGTACAGGTTCAGCTTCGCAAGGAACTCCTGCAGCTCATCATCGGTCATGCCGTTAAAGTTTTCACACAGCCAGTAGATCTGCGCGCAATCCTGCAAGTCGCTGCAGAAGCCGGACGTCACCAGATCGGTGTTGTCGATGTAGGCTTTCAGGCCTACGAGGGTGCTTTGATGCAGGTCGGATCCCCACAGCGGCACCACAGGCAGAGTGCTGTAGTTTTCCCCCTCCACGCTTTCCAGCCCGCCGCCGGGGGTCGTGATGACCACGCTCTTGTACGCCTGCTTCGGGGCTGTCTCCTGCATGGTGCTGCCGATTCTGCTTTCCGTGTACTCGGTGTAGCCGTCCTCTTCGTACAGGACATAGTGCATATCCGTGTCAGGATTCAGCCGCCAGAACCGCACCCCGGCCCGCATGGAGCCGGAGGTCTCATCGTACAGAGGCGCAAACTCGGTCAGCTTGAACACCACCAGATGGTCGCTGTTCCAAAATCCAAAGCTTTCGCCGTGGATCAGGGCAAAATATCCGGCCTTCTGGATCTGCTCGTCAAATTCAGCCCCCAGTTTTTCTTTGTCCACGTCCTTATCCGCAAAGGTGACGCCGTTTCCCAGGGAGTAGGTGGCACGCTGCTTGTTGAGCCTCCGGAAGAGATTGCTCTTGACCATATCGGGCCGGGGTACATCCTGCCGGGTGTTTTTTGACAGGCGTTTCAGCATCAATGCGTAGGCTTGCGAAAATCGCTCAGCGCCCGGGTTTTTCTGGGCATCGTACAGGTCAGCGTCCAGCGCCATCCTGTAAGGGCCGGAAGCGCAGTGCTGCTGCACGAACCGCCGGACAAAATCGGGCTGTTCCCCGGCGGCTTGCGCCTGCTGAAAGGTCTGGAATGTGTATACAGTGCTCAAAATCAATCCCTCAGTTTCACAAGGCGCTTTGTGCGCACGAAATAGCGGATAGCGTCCATGCAGTGGTCGTTGACCTTCAGCACGGTGTCGTCTTTGTCCGGGTCCCAAGCGTACACGCCGAACTCTTCCAGCGTGTGCTTGCAGTCTTTGTAGATCTTCAGCCGCCCGATCTGCAGCATAGTCTGCACGTCCAGAATGCCGCTCAGAACGTCGTTATTTGCGGGGGTCTGGGTAAAGCCATTCTTGCGCAGTTCCGTAATCAGGGGCAGGGCAGAGGGGTCCACGATGATCCTCTCCGGCTTGAGACCGTTCAGCCACGCCTTGAGGTCTGCAACATACTCGCCCACGGTCTTTTGCCGCTTCTGTTCGCGGCCGCTGTAGTAGTACTCCCGGGTGACGATCCAGCAGTCTGCATCTGCCTGCTTCTGGAGCAGCAAAAAGACCGTTGCGTTCTGGGTGCCAAAGTCACACGCCACATAGGCGCTTTTGGGGGACAGTTCCGGCAGCTCATCAACGACATGCTTTTTGCGGTCGAACATGTCATATACAAGTCCCTCTGCCACCGTCCACAGACCCAGAATGTAGCGCTGGTAGAAAACGCCGCTGTACTGGCTGCGGTATCTGGCCTTGATTTCCTCGGAGAGCGACAAGTTGTCGTCCATCGTAAAGTGGAGGTACATCATCTTGCGGGAACGGCATTTCCGCACCCACTCAAGATAAAACCAATGCTGTGGGCTGCCCGGGTTGCAGTTGAACCAGAATTTTGACCCGGTGACGGAGCAGCGGGCAGTGGCCTGATTGACAAAGCTCTGCGGCATCAGCGCCACCTCGTCAAAGAATGCCCCAGCCAGCGTGATGCCCTGGATCAGGTCTTGGCTGCTCTCGTCTTTGCCGCCGAAAAAGTAAAACTCGTTGGATTTGCCGCCTTTGCTGACGGTCATGAAATTTTCTGCCCGATGCTCTTTGACATTGTAGCCACGGGCTGCAAGCTGCTGCTTGAGCGTGCCAAGCACGTTTCGCCGGAAGCTGGCAATGGTCTTGCCGCACATGGCAAACTGCTGGCCGCTGTAGCAGGTCATGGCCCACTGGACAAAAGAAAAGCTCATGGCAAAGGTCTTGCCCGAGCGGATAGCGCCATCGGCAATGATGCCGTTGTATCCGCTGTATGCGCTCTGCGGTGTCCACCAGCTAAGAACCTGTTTCTGCCGCTGGCTGAGGGCTTTCCAGCGAAAGCCGTTACTTTTCCGCATTGTCGTCCTCTTCCTTTGGCAGAAGATCCACATCGTCAGGCGGGCTGAGGTCTGCGGCGGCATTCAGGGCCTCCGCAAGGCCATCGTCCGGGACTTCAACGCCGCTCTGACCTCCCAGCATGGCAAACTTGTCCACAATGGTGCCGAACGCCGTTGACAGCTGCGGCAGTGTTGCTTCCGCAATCTTGTCCGGGTCAGCCATCGCTTTCAGATACAGCCCGAGAAGTTCTTGTGCTTCTCCTTGCTTGCTCTCCATATAGGCCAGCATGTCCTGCGCATTCTGCTCTTTTTTTCTGTCGCACAAATCCGCACATTCCGGGTTTTCCTTCACGATCTTGCGCACAGTGCTTTCTGCAACGTCGTTTAGCTTTGCGGTGCGGGTGTAATTTTGCAGCTGGATATAATCCGCGATGATCTTCTTTTTTTGCCTGTCTGTCAGCCGCTTTGCGCTCACCGCCACCACCTCTCTAAATTCATGCAAAAGAAAAACCGCCCGGAAATCCGAACGGTCAAAATGTTAAAATAAGCAGCGCCCAGCATTCAGTTGCGTTGGACAGGCGTCAAACGGTGGGCGCTGCTGCATCTGGAACTTTCGCCGCCAGATGCCCGGCTATCTGCGCAGCCCCCTCCAGGGTACGCAAATGGCATTCCCGGCAGGGACCGAGCCTGCAGCCTCTGGTTTTGGAGACCAGCGCTCTACCAATTGAGCTACGGGAATATAAAAGCCGCCCTTGGAATCGAACCAGCCGTGTCTACACACACGCGCCGCGCTCCAAACTGCGCTCAGGCGGCCATATAAAAACAGCTCCGGTTCTCCGCCGGGGCTGTTGGTTGGCGCACATCCTGTCAGGAAAGCTACACCTTGGCAAGGATTCTAAGGCCTTTTCTCGGCACGGGAGGTTGCACGTGCGGCCTTGCGGGTTGTCTAGTCCATGCGCCATATGGTGCGATACGGCGGAATCGAACCGCCTCCTGTCTCTCATGAGCGTCAGGCTGCCTTTGTGTCAGTGTATCGCATAGAAGCAGCCCGCGAAACGTGAAGAGAGAGCAAAGCCCAGTGCCTGCAAGCAGAAAAGGAGGAAAATGCCAAGAAGGGACACGTTTCGGAGGCTGCATGCATCGGTTTGCCTTTTGGCTTTTCCGATGATACAATTTTACACCATGCGATAGTGAAACCGCAATGTAATGACAGTGCAATGTTCTTAAAGGCTCAGCTCCTCCATTGCTTTGCGCCGCAAGACATAGACCATGCGCAGAGAGTAATTCATGTCTTTTGCGACCCTTTCCCACGTGAGGCAATCGAGATAGTACTTGTACAGCACCGTGTATGATTTCTCGTTCTGGATCTGGGCGAGCGCGTTTCTGATCTCGAGGAACAGCCTGTCGCAGACCGCTCTTTGCTCATAAGCCCGGCGCTCCGCTTCCTCCTTACGTTCCACCGCCCGGGCAAGGCTCTGGCCATCTTTGCTGCCGCCGGGGGCCGCGCTGAGGCTCTGGGTGATGTGCCGGGTGGCCTCCTGTGCTTCGGCCAGCCGGTCAGACAGCAAGTAGTATCTTTTCTCCGCTTCGCGGTAGCGGTTCAGCCACGCCTTAACGGTGCTGTAATCGGTTCTTTCCGGCTTCTGAGTGTCGGTGTCAGGTATCCATGTGCGAGCCATTGTTGCTCCTTTCTTCAAAATCGCGGCAATATTCGGGCGGATTTATGTATCCTTCGTCTTTTTCACCGCTCTGGCAGATATAGTGATATCCGGATTCTGACGCCCCAAATTTTTGCTTTAAGAATACGCACCGGTCGCAAAGGCAAGGTTTGTTTCGGTTGAGCCGCCGCTTGAAATATTCAATTGGGTTGCCATCGCTAAGAACAAACCAGATGAAAAGCCCTGCAAGTGTTGCCATGAACAGCGTGCTTGCAACTTCAAATAGAATATCAATCATTTTACTCCTCCATTTCTTCGATCCAAATTTCAACTCTTGGTTTTTTCTTGTCGTAGTCCACCCGGCTTCCATCGTGGGCGGCAACGATCTTGCTGTTGTCGTCCTCCAGTACGCGGGCTTTCACCAGAATGTCCGTTGTAGCCTCGATGAGGTTTGCCAGATCGACCCGGCGGGCGGTCTTCATGTAGTACACGCACCTCACGTTCACGCGGGCAGAAATGGGGCTGCGCAGCTTTTTGATTTGCCGCAGGCAGTCCGTCTCATAATCCACATAAACCTTGCTGGGGGAAACGAATGGGGTCCCGGAGCGTGTGCGGAGAATGCGGGCAGAGTTTTTCTTTGTGCGCGGGTCGCCGTAGAGAGTCAAGTGCATTTCTTTCGTTCCTCGCTGTTCCACTGCTTGAGTGTTGGTGCGTAATGCCCGCACATCAAACAACAAAGTTCAGTCCCCGGGGCTGACAGCACTGTGAGCTTCGGATTAACTGACTCGATTTTCTTTCCCCATGCAATAAATCCGCTCCCGCACTTTGGGCAAGGAAGAACAGTGTATGATTTTTTTATCACTTCACATCCTCCATCAGATCGTCAATGTGCATCTGCACGGCCTGCTCCGGCACGTCTTCCCAGCCGATGCCGATATAGTCCAGCACACGGCCCCAGCCGTACCAGTTTCCATTTTCGTCCCGGCAGACGTGCTTCATCCAGAACTCCCATTCTTTGGGGTTGGTTTCCCGCAAAATATCAAACCGATGCGGCCTGCCCTCGACGTGGATCCCAAAGCCGCACATGGTGCAGCCGGTGCGCTGCGCCTTTGTGGTGTACAACTTGCCGTCTCTGTCCTTCGCGATCTCGCCATATTCGGCGGGAATAGGAACGTTCAAATCAAGCGCAAGCTGCAAAATGTCCTGTCGGTCGAAAATGGCAAAGGGCGCGCTTCTGGTGGTGGTCTTGCCGAAATAGTTGCAGCCGTGCATCTTCAGGCTTTTCTCGCGCCGCCCGCCCTCGCTGGCCATAAGGCCCATATAGGGCACGCTGTTGTGGTCCCGTGCCCAGTCGTTGCAGGGCTTTTCCTTGAGGTAGTAGCAGCAGCGGTCAGACACCTTGAACGGGGCCGCCTGATACCCAAGCGCTGCGCCCTCCGCGTCTGCGCCGCCAAACAGGTCGAGCCACTTCTGCGGCAGCTTCATGCGGCTGTTCTTCTGCCATCCGCCATATTCGCCGGTTTCCCCGGTGATGATCGCATGCCGCACGGTTGCGTTTTGCTCTGTCGGGTTTTGCAACAGCATAATTTTTCCGGCCTTTTCCTTGCTGATCACAGGCCATCCAAACTCCTGCAGGACCTGTACCTTGCTTTTCAGAGGCTTCAGAAATACGAAGGACGGCGCTTCTCCATCTCCCATCCAGTTTTTGTACTCAGCTTCCATCTCAGCTGCCATCTGCTTGTGTACCTGCTGCACGCCCTTTCCCTCCAGCGAGGAGCAGGACACGCAGGTAACGGGCAGCCCGATGCTCTCCAAGAAGTAATGCAGCGTGATGGAATCCAGACCGCCCACGGATAGGTGCACGCCCTTTTCGTGCTCTTTTGCCCAGTAGTAAAATGCCTCGGCCATTTCCTGCGCGTGCTCTACCTTGCGCTTGTATTCCCACTTCTGCATCGTCTGAAAACGCTCAATGTTTGCCAATGAGCCATTTTCAGCCATAATATCCTGTACGGTTTTCATGCTTTTCTCCTTTTTCTGGGCGGGTGTTTTCCTCCAATCCATCCTTCTTTGTTGAAATCGTTACGGCTGATCCGCTCCGCCGCGTGGTGCGCGCTGGTGTAGATGCGCTGCGCTTTCAGCTGACGCTTGTACTCGGCGTACTTCGGGCAGCTGTCGTGACATACTGGGTGACGTTCCGGGCAGTCTTTGCAGGGCTCAAGTTTTACCATCGGTCTGCACCTCCTGATTTTCTTTTCCGAGCTCCTTCCTTGTCGGCTCGCTCGCCCGCAGCCTTGCCGCTTCACGGGGGGCAGTGGTGATATCGGCCTGCGCCTGCTTCAAAAACTCAGCACGGCGGTATGTGAGGTCCGGCATTTCAGCCAGCTCTGCAAGCCCTCCCACGCTCCCGGCATAGGATTTTGCCGCCGGGGGGAGTTGGTCATACAGGGCTTTCAGCTCTTTCTGTCCGTCACTACGCAGCAGCCCGCCCTTTTCATCAATGCCGGTCACCATCGGGAACTTGCGCCAGCTCAAAAATGTCTGTGCCTTGCGTGCCGCTACAGCCAGAGCTTCCCATTCAGCGGACGGGTCAAGACACTGGGAAAGCTGCTTGAAGATGTCGGCCACCGTGACCGGATAAACGCATACCCGGTTTGCCGCCAGAAAAGCCCGCTTGACAGTATCGCCGTCATAGTCGCCAAACTGATACGCCCACACATCGATAGTGGTCTGCATCTCCTCATCGGTCAGTGGCTTGGAACCCAGCTTGTACAGCACAAAATTCATGCGGATCAGCTTTGCCACGTCTTCCCGCGTCATGTCTCAAACCCTCTTTCTCTGTCCATCTTCGCCAGCACCCGTGCAAGCTGGTCGTCTACGGTCTCGGTTGGCTGCTTGCCTCTCGGTCTGGCTTGTCGGCTTTGTTCGTTGGCTTCCACGTCTCCCAGCGTGCGCAGGCCGTCCCGTTTCCAGCCGGACAATATGCCGTTGATGTAGTTCCACGACCGCTTGCCAGCTTCTGCAGCCTTGTCAATCGCCAGCAGGATCATCTCTGTGCTGTACTCCTGCCTCCACTTCTGCAGCTTGTCCAGTGCAGAGCGTGGAAAGTCCCCAACGGCCTGCTGATAATGCTGGACGATCTTGGAAAGTTCTACGTCAACGGCGGCGTGGGCGGCGCTATTATATATATCCCCGTTAGGGGATATAACAGTTCCAGTAACAGTATCAGTTCCAGTAACAGTATCAGTTCCAGTAACAGTATCATTATAGCTACCACTTGCTTGCACTTGGTAGCATGTGCTAGCATGTGCTGAGTTTGATTGCATTTGAGCTGCACGGGCTTTTCCGGCTTCACGGCGCTTTTGCTTGACGTTCTCGTACTTTTCCGTAGCAGAATCCACTCCATTGCACATGAAACGGAAGTTCCCACGCATTCCACGGTCGGAAAACGTTGGATTCTCACCAGTGCGGACGTGTTTCGCCAAAGCTCGCATCAGCTGTCCGACTTCGGCATCCGTGTACTCTTCCAGCGCGTCAAACCAATCCAGATACACGACAAACGACTTTTTTTCTTCTTTTGCCACTTGCTCACCTCCTTTGCACGCCCGTATAGCCGGATAGCACAGCTTGCGAAATCAGAAGGGAAGATCTTCTGCGTCTTCGTTGATGGGGTCATACTCGGTAGATGGAGCCGGTTCAGGCGCGACAGTGCTGTGCGGTGCGTAATCCGCAAGCGTTTCACAGGGGTACATCTGCGCGCCCTGCAGGCCTGCCGGTTCTGCAGGTTCCAGCGGCGGGCCGGGCTGTGCCATCAGGTCGATCATCTGCTGCAGCCAGCGGAATGTCACCAGCCCACCGGGCTGAACATCATCCGCGTCCACGTCGTAATAGACCTTGCCGTTATACTCCCGCTCTTTCAGCTTTTGCGCAAAAACTGTGACCTGATCGCCTTTCTGCAGCATCCCATCCCACTGGTCGATGCCGTGCCAGAGGTTCACGCCCACAAAGAAGCTCTGCCATTTGCCGGATTCATCCTGTGTGCGGCTGGCTTTCAGGTCAAACTTCAGCACCCGCTTCTGCCCGGCATCCCGGAGCACCGGGTCTTTGGCGATCTCGCCGTGCAGCATGACGCCGTTCTTGGTCTGGACGATCATGCATCATCACCACCAAACGGGTCATCGGCGTTTTCCTCTACAGAGGGTGCATCCGGGGCAGGGATCAGGGTGCCTGCCGTCTTGCGGTGACGGTGGGAACCTGCGTAAGGATCCAGCACCGGCAGCTCTTCAGGCGACACCTCGCGGGCGGTGCTTTCGGCATCCACACGCACCTCGCATTCATCGTACAGAGCGCCGAAGGTAGACGGGAACGCCTCACGCAAAGCGTGCACCAGCGCCACCTTGCGGATCATGGTAGCCTTTTTGCCATTCCAAAGAGACTTTCCGGTGTCGTACTCGGCCAGCTTCACCTCCTCGTAGCTGGGGCGGGTGCGGTCTTTCCGGTAGACCTTGGCCCAGCCGCCCAGAAGCTCCTCGCCCTCATAGACGATGGAACCCTCCCGGTGGTCCAGCTGCCCGGCTTCCGTGTCCAGCACGATGATGCCGGCCTCAAAGCCGTCAAAGGCCGGGTGCCGTTCGGCCATCTGCATGTAACAGTTCTTGCCCAGGACGATGGTGCTGGGGGTGTCCTCGCTGTTGTTGTCGTAGTGGATCAGATAGGCCTCTTTGGTGAAGGGGTTCAGGTGGTACTGCTTGCATGTTTCCAGAAAGATTTTGCATTCAGCATCGGTAGCCTTTGGGCAGATGAAGTTGCGCACGTCTCCAAAACTCACAGTGAAGTGCTGGCCGTCAGCACCGGTGATCTCCACGGGGACGGACGGGGATGCGGCCTGCATAGCGGCGCTGCCTGCACGGTTGGCATTCTGGACGGAACGGTTTGCCAGAGACTGTGCGTTGGAAACAGAAGAAGTAGGCGCGGGTGCGCCGGGATGAGTAAATGCCATAAGTAAGTACCTCCAAAATTATTTGATAGAACCATAGCGGAAGCCGCGCTCTGCAGCTCCCTGCTTGAACCATGCGATGTCCTCACGGGTGAACTCTACCCAGAAACGATATTGCTTGCGGGCAGGGGCTTCCGACTGTGCAGGCTCTGCGAATTTCTGAAGTATGCTGAAATCCAACCTGCCATCCGGCGTGATGGCTGCATTGCCCTGCGCCGTTTGAGCCGCTTCTGTGGCGATCTGGCGTTCTTCATCGGTCGGAGGGATAATGACCGGAGCTGTGGCCTGCGCCCGCTCTGCGGCCATTCTCTCGGCCTCTGCGCGGCGCTGTGCGTCCCGGGCCTTCTGGCGGCGGCTATGCTCCACAAGGGCAGCGTTCAGATTCAGTTCACACAGATACTCCGTGGTGCAAGCCTCTGCGTCCCCGCCGCAGGTCTCCCGGATCAGACGCAGCTCTTCCCGCCGGGTCTCCACGCTCTTGCGCAGCTCCCGGCTGGCCTTTGCCAGATCATAGGTCTTGTTGAGCCACTGCGGCACAAGCAAGCGGTCAAAGGGGATAAGCTCCCGCAACTCGCCGATGCAGTCAGCATAGACAGCCCGCAGCGCATCCTGCTTATCCTGCCTCTCGGCTTCCTCCACAGCCTTGACTTGCTGGTCAATGGCACCGGAGACAGCCTTGCACTGACCCTGCATCTTCTTGGCACTCTGCAAGAAATCTTCCAACGGCTTCATGTAAAAAGCCTTGGCGTTGCGGGCGGCATCGCTGAGCTGCTTGTCCAGCTTGTTCACTGCGGCGCGGTCGGCCTTGGCATCCTTGATAGTCTCCGGGGTGTAGACGCGGCCGGTGTAGGCGGCCAGCATCTCGGTCAGGTTCTGCTGCACCTCAGCTTCATTCCACCGGATCGCGGGCAGTTCCGGGTGGTCCACCCGGACGGTCAATTCTTCTTGCATAAATATTCACCTCGCATACACAACGTTCATATCAGCGTCAAACACCCTGTACAGCTGTTCGGGCTTTCTCTTTGCCAGTTCATCGGCAATCGAAATTGCATCCGAAGCAACCGGAAATTGCTGTTGCGAAACAAGCGCTGGCGGTTCTTGCGCCACATCGTAAATTCTTAAAAGTGCCACTTGTAAAACCTCCTGTTTGTGATATCTTTGTGGTGATGGGCGGCGAAACTCATCACCCTTTTGGCTTGTCCGTGTTGGAGCACGGGCAGGCTCTTCTTTTTTTGCGGCGTATCGGCGGAAGACTGTCCAACTCATCACGTCGGATGCACTCTTTTTCAAAAATGTACTTGCGAGCCCGACGCCTGCCGTTGCGGCTGTGGCTGCTTGCGGACGCAAAACTGTTTGCGGTTTTGTAACCCAGCCGTCTGGCACACATCTCAGACGTACCGCTGGCAATCAGGTCTCCGGTCTTGGCATCGTACACGGTGTACCACATGACATGGAGGACAGTGTCAGGCATACGTGATCTCCCCGGACTCCTCTTGCAGCATCTCCCGCACGTTGTCCATTTCTTCGGCGCACATCTCCCAGACGTTTGCCCGTGCGGAGTATCCGGCCCGGACAACAATGTCATCTGAGGCTTCGGCTTCTCGCCTGCAGCGTTCGGCAAGCCGCGTGTAGGATTTGACTTTGCCCTCAACGTACTCTTTGGCCGTCATCATGCCCCACGCTCCTGATTCTCCGGGTATTCCGGGTTGCGGGCGTGGGCGCGGTTGATCTTGCCGTACTTGCGCCGCTTTGCGGCTCTCTCCCTGTCCTCTGCGGCAAAGCCCAGACGAGCCAGCAGAACGGCGGCCAAAATCAGCACCAGCGACACCGCAAACAGTGTGCTGGAGATATATCCGGTGGTCTGCGCGGTGCCCTCTGCACCCATAGCTGCGCCCATTCCAACGCCGCCAAAAACGACAGCCAACCAGTAGTAAGTAGTAGATTTGAGTTTCATTCTTTCGGATCCTCCTTTGTATAAACCTTTTCGAGCTTGTAAAAATCCTTCACCCACGCCATAAATCCGGCACGGGAGATCAGCGGAGCCGCACTCTTGGTGTCAATGGATGGCACCGCCCATGCCGGGAAGCTGCCGGCCTGAATCATACCGGTAAAGATCGGCTCACTCACCGAAATGTTGTTGTCACGCATGATCTGGACGCACTCTGCGATTCCCATGTTCGGCTTCATTATCGTCCACCTCCTTTTTTGTTCTCAGCTGCCGTTTCAGCCGGATATGCTCCAACCGCTCCGGCTGCCTTGCATCCCAGCGCTGTTCAAGCCAACGCTTGTTGTAGTGCTTCTTCACGGTGCAGCCTCCACAAACTCGCCATTTTTGAGGGTGTACCAGGTGTTCTCTTTGATAACGGCTCCGTCAACCTTTGCCATTTTGGCCAGCAGCATATTGCCGTCATCATCGTACTCGGTCAGCACCAGATAGCAGCCCAGTGCGCCGCACGCCTTACCGCAAGCACCGTTTACAACGGCAATGCTATCTTTGCCGTCTGCTTTTGCGCTGCAATAAGACCCAGTGGCTGCCGCCGTACTGGAATAGCCGCTCGAACCAGCCGTACTGTAATCGCCGCTGGAAAAAGGTTCTTTGCCCTTCACCCGATTAAAAACAGCATTCACTGTAGCTTTTACCAGCCCTGCAAAATTCACCTCACCTTTCACCGTCAGCTCAGTGCAGGCCAGCTTACTGTCCTCTTCGCTTTTATCCACTTTCCCGCCGCACTCGACCTCAAAAAAGCGCGGGCCATCCTTCAACGGGCAGTAGTGCAGCACATCCAGCGGGTTCTCGCAGGCGTGCATTCCGGCGGTGCAGCAGTCGGTTTTTTCTTCGGTGTAGGTCTTACCCACTTCGTACTGCTTGCCACGGCACTGCATATTTTTGTCCATGGCCTTGTAGGCGATGATTTTCTCACTCATGGGTGGTGCCCTCCTTCTCGTCCTCTTCCAGCAGCTTGTTCAAATCGGCCAAGAACTGGCCGCACATCTTCGCTTTTATAGTTTCCTCCGTCTGTCCATACGGGCCGCAAAATGGCCCGGTCTTGAAAAACGACTTTGAACGGAAGTCCTCTTCCAAGAACTGATACTTGCCAATCAGCTGGCAAACCTTATCGCGCATCGTGGTTTTCATAAAGATCCTCCTTTCTATCAATGTCGCAGCACAACATTGGACGAATGAACCAGATAGGTTACACCGTCAATCACAACCTGAAGCTGGTCGCCTTCATAGTCGCACCAGCTTTCGACATTGCCCTTGACAATCGTTCCGTCTGGCATTTTCAGCTGCGCCCAGTTGTATTCATAGGTCAGGTCAATAACCTGCTTATTGCATCCGGCCATCAGCAAAGCGCTTGCCAATACGGACGCTACACCAACAATAATTTTTTTCATGCTCGTTTCTCCTTTTAATAAAATGTTTAATAAAATGTCTTTTCTTTGCTGTGCCGTCGCTGCGCCTGGCCCCTCCTTGCTATGCCATTGCTGCGAAAATCACGGCATTTCTTCTCTCTGCCATGCCAATGCATCCGAAGCAAAACCTTGCCACAGCGAATCGTTACGGTGCACCACTTTTCCTTCGCAAATCACATCAGCGCTTTTCTCTGCCATTCCTTTGCTCTGCCATTCGCCACGGCGCAGTACCATGCCATCGCTTCGCTACTCTTCGCTTTTCCTTCGCCTTGCCTATCTGCGCTTCTCAGTGCCGCTGCGATGCGGTAGGTCGCAACACGCTGCCACTGCACAGCAGTTCACCTCATAGCCTTTGCTTTGCACCGCCGTGCCTTGCCGTTGCCAAGCCGTGCATCGCACCGCCTCCGCGAATCAGGGCCGTCAATGCCATGCCCTTGCTCTCAGGCCTTCACCTCATAGGCGGTGTAGGTAAAGCGGCCCTTGCCGCTGTTGCGCCACTGGCCGATGCCGCGCAGAATGCCATAATCCAGCCACTCACGCACAACCTTTTCGTGGCTGTCGTCAAGGAGGATCACGTCAAACTCGCAGGTGCTGCCCGCCGGGATTTCCTCACTGTTGGCAAGGCTCACGCGCTCGCCCTGTGCGGTCTGGGCGCGCAGCGGGCGCTGGCAGTCGGTAATCTCACCATTCACGTGAATGGGAATCATGCGGGGCTGAACGAAAATCAGGCCGTCAATGACCTTCTTGTAAGCAGTCAGCTTGCCGCTTTCGTTCACGGCCTTCTTCTTGCCGGTCTCGGTCTTACCGCCGATGCGGGAAAGCATACCGCAAGCATCCTTAAACATGCCTTTGATCTGGTAATCGTAAAAGATCGGATTGCCGTCCGGGTCACGCGGGAAAACGGTCATGCCCTTGTCAGCTACCGCATCAGGGCCAAGAGCCGCCACTTCATCCTCGATGGTTGCAGCATCCGGCGACTTGCTGGCGATGAACTCGCGGGCCACATTGGGATTTGCGGGCCAGGTGCCAAGCACCGGCTCAATAAACGTAGCTTTCACATGCAGTTTTTTCATAATAGTAACCTCCAAAATATATTGCTTACGCCACGCCGTCCTGGTTGTTCTGCTGGGCGGCAAGCTCCATCTGCTCCACGCTCTGCCTGCGCTCCACGCTGGGCAGCATTCCCACGGCCTTGAGCTGCTCATAGATAAAGCGCTTTCCAGCTTCTGTCCATACGGTGGTGTTCTTGGTGTCCCACTCGCCGGTGCTCTTGTGCTGGAACGGCGTGGATTTGCGGTTTTTGGTGTAGCCCTTGCCGCAATACTTGGCGTATAGCACCCACTGGCCGTCGCTGGTCTTGTACTGGATCTTCAGTCCGTGAAGGATGCTGTTGAGCTTCTCGGCGCTCAGGCCGTAATCCTTGGCAAGGGTGGTAGTGGTGCGGCAGTTCTTGCCCACGCACACCGCCCGGGCATACTCTGCATCCGGCTTCAGGTCGTTGTTCTCGGCCAGCAGGCTGCGGTTCACGCTTTGCAGCTCTTTCACTTTGCGGTCTGCAATAAGCACCGCACGGCGCATGACCGCTTCCGGGCTGTTCCACTGCGCCTCCACGGCCAAGAAATACTGCCGGGCCTGCTTACCACGCTCGTTGCGCTGGATCATGCACAGCTCTTTGGCCATTGGGATGGTGAGCTGGTGGTCATCGAGTGTTCGGCTGACTTTGCGCCCGCCCTCGTCCTGAACCCGCTCAATTTTGAGCGGGTTGAAATCCTCACCCTCGGTGAAGCCGTACTCCACCATGCGGGGAAACCAGTCCTTATAGGCCGTCTTGACCTGCAAAAACTCGTGCAGCTCCCGGCCACTCACCGTGGGGCGCTCCGGGTTTTCGTAGCTAACGGGGATGAGATTGTTTAATTCGCTCATGCCGTTTTGTCCTCCTTTTCCTTGATGATCTCGCTGACGGCAGTTTCCATCTTTTCCCGAATGCCGGGAGGGTTGCGCTTGCTGTTCAAAATCAGTGAACAGTAGCTTCTCGAAAATCCAAGATGCTTTGCTACGTCGTCTACTGTAATTTGGTTGTTGTGCATCCGGCCAATCAGACGGCCAGTCCACGGTTCGGGCTTAATCATGGCTTGTTACCCATTTCAGAAGCATCGCCACAATCCAGATTGCGGTGGCCACGCCGAAAGAGAACTGCCAACCGATGAGCTTGCAGATAAGCCACCAAAAGCCGGAAATGACGGCCCACGAAAATCCAAAAGCAACGACAATGAGCGCAATCGATGCAAGCGCAAGCAAAAATGTTTCAAAATCAGGCACTTGTATTCTCCTTTTCTTTTCCTTCCTCATCGTAGACCACAAGCTCGTTCAGTGTGACCTTGAAATACTTTGCGAGCTTGAGCAGCTGCGAAAGGCTGGGCCCGTAAATCGAGCGCTCCCACTTTCCGATTGCGCCGTTGCTCAGGCCTGCCGCCGCCTCCAGATCGGTGCGGCTCAGTCCGTGCAACTTGCAAAACTGGTCAATTTTTGATACATTCACTAGCAATTCTCCTTTCCGGGCTTGAAAATCACTAGAAAATATGCTACTATGTAGTTGCAAGGTACAAAGTGAATAAAATCTAGCGTCTGCCCGATATAATGTTGTCAGGGGCTTTGGTTTTGTTTGCTCCTTACGCTCTCTATTATATAGCCTAATTTTCTAGCTGTCAATAGAAAATTAGGCTATTGGAGGAATTTTTTATGCGTTCTTTGCCTGAACTGGTGGAATTTATCCGTGCATCGTGTAAAAATCAAGGAAGCTCCATTACAAAAATGGAGAAAGATTTGAAATTTGCCAACGGAACAGTAGGAAAATGGGCTAATGGAAAGCGCTATCCGCCGAAAGATAAGCTACTGCTTGTGTCTGATTTTCTACGAATTTCTATTGAAGAACTTATGGGCGAAGAGCAAAAAGAAAAGCCCAATACCTTAGATGGCATTGAGCTTGAAAAATTGTCACCAGCCCGCCGGGCGCTGCTGGAAGCGCTGGATGGCATGGATGACGAAAACATTATGAAAATTGTTCGGATTGCTCAGGCAGTTAAAAAGGAGCTTCCAGAGTGAGCATACATCTTAATAGAAAAGAACTTGAACTGCTGAAAGCCCTCGATCGGGAGTATCCCGGTGGCGTTGAACGGACAAAAGAACTGTTCCAGGACGCTACGGCGCTTGAAGAACTTGGCCTTGCAGATTCCGCATCGGTGAGCTATCGCAAGTCTGTGGTTTGGATCACGGAAAACGGCAGGCAGTATTTGCGAGAGAAAAATGCAAACCGGTTTTCTGGGCCAATGAAAATAGTCGGCGGTATTGTCACCTTGATTTTGATTCCGGTTCTGGTGAATTTGATTTCAGATTATGTATTACCAATACTTTTCAAATAAGAACCACTCAATCGTCCAGACAAAGCGGTAAAAGATGTCCTCAACAAAAAAGCGACGGATTCGATGCTGGTTTTTGGGCTTGTACCAGTTTCCGTTCTCGTCCTGCTTCAAAATGTTCAGTCTACAATACAGCATAAAACCTCCGAATGGCTTCTTGAAGTTGGTTTTCGGATAACGAAAGAATCTCACTGATGGCAAGATGCACAAGCTTGTTGTGCGATTCTTTTTCTTCCATTGTATCACATTTTGCAAACATTGTGCTATTTTCTTGCACTTTATTTTCCTCCTTTGGCATAGATCATTGATAATTTAGTTTTTCGGCAGCTGGTTGGCTGCCAATTTTTGTATATGTGAGGTGCTTATTATGGCAAATGCCTGTCCTGTCTGCGGCGGCAAGCTGGGCCTTCTGAACCGTGAGAAGAGCGCTGACGGCTTGATTTGCGCTAGTTGCAGCAACTTTTTCTTTTCAAAATTGGGCATCCGGGCTGCAAAGCAACCGACAGCTGCCCTAGCGGACTACTGGGCCACACTGGAACAGCGTCGGAAGGTGTTCAAAGAAACCGATTCCATCTATGATGGTGACGCGCTCTTTGTGTCGATTGACAACCCCAACCGGCTGTTTTGCATTGGACACCGCAGTGGTGATAAAGGCCCTCGCATGATCTACAGCTTTGATGAAGTCGCCGGTTATGAATCTGACGCGCCTGACGATCTGACGGTGACAGAGACAAAGGGTGGTATTGGCCGTGCCGTAATTGGTGCAGCCGTTGCCGGGCCTGTGGGTGCGATCGTGGGCGCTACCACCGCTAAAACAGAGACCCGCAAGGGTCGCAGTAAAGAGAACGTGTCTATCCACTTTGCGCTTCCACTAGGTGAAAGCAACTTGCCGACAACGGTTTATCCAGGCGAAATGACTGCGTTTCTCAAGAGTTGCAAAGGCTCTCCAGAACAGCCGTGGGGCACCGCTCCGGCTGCCCCCAGCTCCGCCGATGAACTTTTGAAGTTTAAGCAGCTACTGGATATGGGGGCCATCACGGAAGCGGAGTACAACGCAAAGAAATCTCAGTTGCTTGGCCTGTAAACCTGTTAACAACCATATTATAAAACCGCTGGTTGTTGCCGTCAATCCCCATTCGAGCACTGTTTTTAGTGAAAAAATCCACAAAAAAATGCGTATTTGCAAGATGTACGCGGCACGCACAAGAAATGTGCAAAAAATGTACGTTGCTGTCCTCACTTGCAATGATTGCAAGGCTGTTGCAAATTTTGCAACAGGTCAGCGGCTACAGCCCCGCCGGGCTCACCGGCTGCGTTACG